GCCTTAACATTCGCGGAGAACCCATGGTCAATGATCGCGAGGATGCCGATAGGTTTGAAAAAATGTACCAAATCAAAGTCTTGAGTTGATATCGTAAAAACTATTGAATTTTTCGCACAGCACTTCGCTGATAGCACGGTGTGTTTCATTGCCATAATGACCGTCCCTGGCACGGTCATAGGTAAATTTTGGTAATAATCTTTCAATGAGTTGCGAATTATAGTGCCTGTCCGGATGGCCGCAGTAAAAGTTAAAAAATGGTATGTTGTGGTTATCAAGCACGGTTTTAAGCAAGGTGGATGTGAACCAATGTTTTGTTTTTACATACCCTGCCATTTCACCATACACCAAGAAATGTTTGTCAGCTTGTGGCATCGCATGATTTACCATCATTTGTTGCAGTATATCACTTTCGTCTGATTTTTTTAAAAATCTTGTTGGGTCAGACCAATATAAAAAAATATATCGAGGCTTAGGGTACCGTGATATCCATGACAGAACATTGAAAAGCATGTAATCTATTCCGGTAGCGCTTAACCCCAAGTTATAATAAGATATCCCCAATTTTCGTGCGGTGATGTACGCAAAAGTTCGTTCTAGTTCTAAACCCATCCCCTCGGCGTGACTGTCCCCAACAAATAAAATATAATTGTCAAAATCAATTTCGCCTATCTCATGGCATCGGTGTCCATTACTGTTATACCTGTATGATATATTGCAATTCCTATAATACCAGTCTTTTGGTTCGGTTTGTAAGTTTTTGTAAAAATCCAGTTCACTATCAGAACCCATGAACGGGTTAGTCTGATTGTATGCCGTGGATCCCAATAATCCGGTCTCGAACATGCGTAGGTAGACCATGGTTGTTTATGGCTTAGTTTGAAGTAAATGAGTTAGGCCTAACCGATCCAGTGCCGGAATCAAATGATTTTCTGTCCAAGCCATGTTTGCAGTAGGGGTGGGGTGTAGTGTTGCATCTAGTTGGCGTTGACTGCGAGCATAATCACCAAGGGGTAACACATTCTCCAGCATGAGTTTGCCAGCACGCCGTGATAAATCACCTGGTACTATATCTAGATCAGGTTGTGGATTTTGCCATGACATGAACATCCAGGTAAATCCTTTGCTCTCCAGATAACCAGCTAAGGCCATGATATTCAATAAACTTTGTAATACCTGTGCGTCCCATCCCACCACAAGTTTGTAACTGTGCTGCATACGTGCCATGGGATCCGGGTCTTTTTTCATGCGTTCCAGGCATTGTATAGATAAAGTACTGAATCTGTCGTCAAATCTATAGACGCCATCTGTGATCTCACCGGGGCGATGCACAGTGGGCACTGACGTGCGTACCCAAGGTTCAACCATGGCTGTCTCGGCTATGACATCGGTGCGAGATAATCCACTCCACATCACTAGGACCATGGTGTCCTTGGGGTCAATGTCAGTATTGGTTTCTACTTCATACACTATGCTGTTAAAAATATGTTGGCTGCCACTACCGGCCAGTGATACATCATAAACATGTTTTATATCTGCGAGGTCTCTCAAATAGTAGGGCCAAGTGACCAAGAACTTGTGGTGAAAGTTATGCGTGAAACTGCACCCACTGACCAAGATTTTTGGAAAGACACAACTACGCACAGGCGCAAAAGTACGAGGAGGATCGCGATGATAGTGCGTCATAGATATGATTCAAGACCACCACGACGTCGAACGTCTTGTGTGCAGCAACTTATGCCAGAATCAAAAAAGTATTTGTGCCTTTGCTCCACAATGATGGGTTCTATACGGTGCTTTTTACAAAAATCAAACACGCCACGATTGTAGCTGCTGAATATGACATTGTGTTCGTCTAAAACAAGGCAATTGACATCAAACACAGTTTCTGACACATATCCGGTCCACTTAGTGAGATAAGTGTCAACAAATGTTGCGAACTCCTCACTGGGATTGGCTTGTTGTACGTACCATCGTCCATTGAAATTTTCGTGTCTGAATCTGCCAATTTCGTGTGCGGCAAAGATGCTGGCATCCCAGACCCTATGGACCTCCCAGCCTGGAAACGATTCGCTGTAGTCAATGTCGCCATCATGCATGCTGCTGATAATTACACCGGGCTTCAAGATCGCAAACACTGCATCGCCATGTCCGTTGGTCTGTGCTCGACGCACGCGGAATCTTGAATCAAGCACATGATCGCGAATCCACTCCATGTGCTGCTCAGTCATCCACTCGCTGTTGTCAAAAAATACGTCCGTGCCTACTCTAACTATGCAACTGGCTACAGCACCGTTCAAGGGATGTGCATCGTGCCAGCCATTGCGGTGTGGGTCAACAATGTTGGATTGATCTGGCAGAGACAGTTGATTACAGATGCGATCCATCTCCGGCACATTTAACACACGCAGCATTTTATCACCCATGGTGATTTGCCAATCTCGTGGAGTCAGCGGTGGCATGGGAAAACATTGGTCTCTGGTCCATAACTGGTGTAGAAATTCATTGTTGGGCAAGGTGGGACGCAGCACTTCTGCGCCAAAACTTTTTATGGTATCACAAAGATTTTGTAAATCTTCTTCTGCTTCTTGCAAAAGTTGACTCAGCTGATGTTTGACTTTTTTATTTTCTATAAAATCAAAATGCTCGGGTCGATACACTCGACCCACTATGATGCTTTCTAATGGTTGCCAATTGGTATAGCTTGAAATTAAATTATTCATGTTGCAGATAATCCATGAGTGGTATAAGGCCAGTGACCTGGCGAGAATCAAACAATTTTTGATTGTGGTAAAGATCGTGCAAACATTCACGCCACCAAGCGCCACGATCATGGCTGCGTTGCTTGATGTTTTCCATGGTGGCCTTCAATGCCAGCCATCGCTGTGTGGGATCTTGTACTTCATCGTAGCTGTTATCTATGACGCCGTCAAAAACTCGATAGCCAGCAGATCGCAACACACTCAAGGTTCCTGCGGTGCCCACCACCACAAAGGGCTGTCCGTATTTGATGCACTTCCATACCTTTTCCGTGACAAATGCACCATGGCTGTTGTCAGCTTCATAGTGAGTTTCGAACACAACGTTGCACATAGATCTAGTGTACATGTCAACATTGATGTCGGTGTGATCGTTGTGTTGTGCTTCAGACAAGTCATCACAAAACTTTGGTGTAACGGATTCAAATTCTTTCAAGGATTCCTGTATGCCTGGCAACAGCGACAAATCAAATGGCAACTGATCAACGTTTACTGACCGGCGTTGATTAACAGTATTAAAGCTCCATTGACTTTGATCCAACAACTTTGATCTCCAGAGATCGGCCATGACGATCGCTCGCCAATCTTTGGGCTGTCTCACCAAGCATGTAAAAATGTAATCCATCGCAGGTGGTGTTCGGCTTACCGTGGTTGCAGTTTGGCCTTGATTTATGAATCGAAAAAAGTTTTCATGATCATCAAAATAAAAACATTGGTCTAGCTTTTCGGCTTGGGTATTGCTGGAAACGAATCGATAGCAGTCGGTGGGCAGATTGTTGCTGACACACATACTGTTTAATCTATGCTTGATTAGCTCGGGATTGTCACCCTCGTGATAATAAAACAATATTTGCAGTTTTCGGTCACTGATGAGCCGGCGAGTTTCTTCGGGGATAAGTCTTATATAATCAATAGAAAAATCAAACCAACCAAAAGCTATGGGGTACCAGGCTTGTTTGAATTCACTGTGTCCGTGGTAAAGAATCTGGTGTGGTTGAGAGGCTCTTTTTAAATACAGCAAAGGGCGGAAATGCGTGACATAGGGCCACTGGTTGTCAAAATTGCGCCATTGCGCCTGGCCGGGTTTGGCAACCACGTGGCCAAGGTTGGGGTATGGAATGCCGCTGGCAGTTATAGAGTCAAAAAAGAAGTTCACCATAGTTTCAACATATCAGTGAGTTCACGCCATAACGTCCGTTCAAAGCCACCACCATAAAACCAATTCCAGTTGTGTTTAATTATCGGCAAACAATGTCGCCATAGTTGTTTTTTGTCTGTGATGGTTAGGGTATCTATGTCCTTTAAAACACGCGCCACTGCCTCATGACGGGCTAGATCATCTGTCTCGTAATCATAGTCTTCGCTCCATATGTCCCCAAAGCTTTGAAAACCATAGGATCTTAAATATTCAAGACTTCCTGCGGTCGATAACAGTACAAATGGCATACCTAAAGCTATGGGTTTAAAAGTTTTTTCCGTAAGATACAATCGTTTGCCAAAAAATACTGTTTCTGTGCTTACGTAGACCAGACTATTGTGTACTTCGCCCCAATTGCCAAGATCCCACGAGCTCATCATGAAAGTTTTTGTGGGCTGGCGGTATGCTGGATCTATCAAACAAAAGGTATGATTGTATCCACGGTACCAATCGAGCGCTGCCCACCCGTGAAAAAAGTAGTAACTGGGTTGCCATCCATGTGTGTCACAGACCTTGGTAACTTCGTCCCCTTTTTCACTCACCACTATGATGCCAGGCTCGGTGTAGCGTCGCTTTTGAATTAAATCTCGATTGCGGTCTTTCACTGCAGTAAACAGTTCATTGTAAACATCGGATTGTACGGGTTTCTGGTCATGGAAAAACACATAAGTGTCTAACTCGCCATTGAAAGATCTGTTCAGCAAATTCGTGTTATCGGCGTGACCAAATGGTTCACACCATAGCATGCGAGTCCTGGGATGATTTTGCCGAATCCAAGGCCAAAATGTTTCCTTGTAAATTGCATCAATCCTGATCATGTATGTTTGTCAATTATGGAAACTGTGTTCGATATCATGCAGCATGGTCGTAAGCTCCTGCCACAGAATTTGCTCGAACCCCCCACCATAAAAGTGTTCATGGTTGTGTCGAATAACAGGCCAGGCTGCGCGATATATCTTCTGTAGTTCCGCCGGCGATTGATTGTCAAGGTCCTTGAGCAGTGCAGCTATTTTTTGCAACCTGATTTGATCATCGCTTTCGAGATCGTAATCTTCATTCCAGATGCTGTTGAAAGTTTTAAAACCATAGCGTCTGAGATATTCTAGGCTGCCAGCAGTAGACACCATGACAAATGGCATTTTGAGACAGATGGGTTTGAATGTCTTTTCAGTGAGGTGATGTCGCCGGCCAGTATACACAGTTTCTGTGATCACATGAGCAAGACTTGCGGCATTTTCTTCAAACAGGCTTAACCAGCAGCTATGCATGGGATGATCAGTCTCGCCTGGAAAGCACATGGGAAGATCGGCCTTTTCAAATACTTGTCGTACGTCTGGACCAAACTTTTCGCTGAGATCTAAAATATGTTTGTTTTCTACAGGGCAAACATAGGGAAAGCTGATCCAGGCATTCTGCACTCTGCTTTTCAACAGATGATACATCAGCATGATCCTGTGGTCTCTACGGCCACCTATGATGCGATTGGCGCTAATAAAACTGCGTGTAATGGTTCTTTGATCGGGCTCTGGCATCAGGAATGTGCGGTCATATCCACGATACCAATCCAGGGCTGCCCATCCATGAAAGAAATAATAGAAACTCTGCCAACCAAAGCGATTACATGTCTCCTCTACATACTCACTTTGATACTCACTGGTGATTATGGCAGATCGCCGCGGGCCTTGATCGTTATCAAGGCTTATGTTACAATTAACAACTTCCTGGAACAGATCATGATGTATGTCTAAATGTATTGGTTCCTGGTCGTGGAAGAATATATACTGTAATTCTGTGACATCATCATTACCAAAGTTTCTCAGCGCCTGTGGCCTAGAGTCTCCCGGAGGGTCGCAAAAATACAACCTGGTAAACGGCAAGTGACGTTGCGCCCAGGGCCAGAACGTGTGGTCGTAAATTTCATCGATTCGAATCATGTTTGACGTATTTTATATAGGAACAAAATCACCTGGACTGTTTTCGCATGAGCGGGCCGCAGACAGCATCCAACATGCCCAGAGTTTAAGCCGTACTAGATACTTTTGGATAGTGAATTACTTATGTGACTACACGGGCTGGGATTTCCTTTGGGAACCGCCACCGTGGCAAAGTCATCAAAGACATGCTTGGGCCAGCCAGTGGCAAAAAGATTCGGGCACCTACTTGGTGCCAAAGTCGGGATATCAGGATACCAATTATCACGATGCTCCTGTGTTGCTGCGTTTGCCTGATCAGTCTCTCTGGCATATTCCTTACGGATTAGCAAATACATTTGACTACAGCTGGCACCCAGATCCCACAGAGCCGCCCATGACCTATCAGTTTGGTACACAATGGCAAAAAACCGGAGGCCCAATTTACATCAATGGTGGAACCACAGTAAAATATATCGCCGAACCTCGTTGTACAAAACACTCGGTAGACTCCAACTGGGATATACCGCCGGGAACCGATCCAAGCAGCTTTGATTGGACCTGGCACCCTGATGCCACAGAGCAAAATTATATCTATCAATTTGGCACCCAGCATCAGCGCACAGGTGGCCCTCGCTATGTAACAGCAGGTGCCACAGATATCAAGTTTGTGGACCAATTACGCATCCGTTCTCAGCGCGTGGCCACTGCCATTATCGAAATAGATCACTTGGATGGCAATGCAGGACAGATACCCAATGTAACAAAAACTTCCCGCTATTTTGACAACTATCTCGACACACTGAAACGCATTGCCAAAAACATTGGACAGGATCATGAATTCGTGTGGATATGCAGCAGTATCTGCGACTACACTGATTTTGACTTTTCCTGGCATCCGGAACAATGGCAAGCCACCATGCTGCATGTATTTCCCAGCAACGGTGAAAAATTTGGCGACACCTTTTTCATGCATGTGCCTACATTCCAATACCGTGCAGACACATGTCAACTATTGGAGTGGTATGATCTTAATTTCGTAGATGGTATTTCTGTGCCACGTCGCGCCATGCCGATGATCACGCACAGCGGAGATTCACAAGTTGACGCGGTAAAAACACAAAATTGGGCAGGTCCATTAGCACTGTTTACTGTGCAGCCCAATGTGTCAGCTACCGGAATCGCTGTGCCCTTGTGGAGGGAAAAAACTCGCGTGATTGTGCCGCTCAGCGACGGCGCTTCATCTGTGATTGTTCCTAGATCTGCTGTGCCATGGATACAGACACAATTGTATGATTACCCACACATCGATCGCACGAAAAAGATGTTGCTGGATGATCCCTTGGACATTGTGTTTATCTCCAATGGCGAACCTGGAGCGGATCATCACTGGGACACACTGAACCAAATGGTCTCGGAACGGAAAAATCGCTTGCACCGCGTTGATGGTGTCAATGGCAGAGTTGCTGCCTATCATGCTGCAGCGCAAGCCAGCCAAACTCCGTGGTTCTTTGCTGTGTTTGCAAAATTGCAAGTCGACCAAGACTTTGATTGGTCTTGGCAACCCGATCGATTACAGCAAGCCAAGCATTACATTTTCCAGGCCAAGAATCCTGTGAATGATTTAGTGTATGGACATCAGGCCATGATCGCCTACAATACTGCTTTATGCTTGGCCAACACAGGACAAGGACTAGATTTTACCCTAGATGATCCACACGAGTCAGTGGACCGGTTGTCGGGCACAGCGCAGTTCAACACCGATCCCTGGGCCACATGGCGAACAGCTTTCCGGGAAGTTCTCAAACTCCGACACGACGGCACCAGCATAGACAGCAGGCATAGATTAAAAATTTGGCTGACCCGAGCACAAGGCGCTCATGCAGAATGGTGTTTGCGTGGTGCCCAGGACGCTGTGGCTTATTATGATGCAGTCAAGGGCAATTTTGATCAGCTGAAACTCAGCTATGAGTGGGCTTGGCTCAAAGAGTATTTTGACTCGCTGCACACAGTTTGACCTGCTCCGCGATATATTCCACTTCTAAGTCAGTAAGCTCGGGGTAGATTGGCAAGCTCAATACCCTGCGCGCCATGACAGATGCATTGCTGAAAGCATCTAGTGCATGGTCCACCGCATACTCATGCTGCTCATGCAGCGGTGTTTCGTAGTGTACTCGGGTTTCTATCCTGCGTTGAGATAGTTGGTTACGCAAAGCATCACGGTTATCACATTCGATCACAAATTTTTGCAACGCATGATCGCGGATGTTGTTGGCTGTAACAAAACATCTCACGGAAGTGTTGGCTAGTTCACGCATCCAGTGTTCGGCAATGGCACGACGACGCACCTGCCACTGGTCGATGTAACGACTTTTTACCAACAATGCAGCACAATCAAGTTCGCTCATGCGTGAATTAGTACTGGCGACATGGTGAACCAAAGACCTAAACAGTCGATTCTGGCGCCAGTTTCTAGCAAACTCTGCTAGGTCTGGATCATCTGTGACCACCGCACCACCATTGCCGTTGGCACTAAGATTTTTAGTGGGATCAAAACTGATGGCAGCAGGTCCTATCCTGTGACATTGCGCAGCCAGCCAGTGCTGCGCAGCGTCTTCTATGATGACTACGTTTTGCAACAACACAGATTTCAACACAGTGGAGTCAATCAAGTTGGCCACGCTGATACCGTAGAGTCCGACCACTACAATCACCAAGGCATCTTCGTTGGCCTGTACTGTGCCCAAGCGCAACACGCCCGACCGATCACAGTCTACCAGAGTGGGCCGCCAGCCTGCTCGTAAAAAGGCATGCATGGTGGCAGGGAAAGTAAAACTAGGTACAACGGCCCGGGGCTGCGAGTAAAAACTGTAGTGGTTGATGTAGTAAGAAGCCAAGATTTCCAAGGCTTGAGTGCCGCTGTGACAGGTCACAGCGTACTTGACGTTGTTTTTTCTTGCCAACCAGTTTTCAAACTCTGCGGTATAGTTGCCAGACATGAGCTGACCACTGCGCAGAACTTCATCAGTGACATCAAGTATTTCGGTTCTTAAGTTATTGTATTGTTTTTTGAGACCGGTAAAGGGAATGGTGAGTCCGGTCATAGCAGTATCCAAATCAGCATGTAAAACCTTGTATGGTTTTTCTACTTATAATTTTTTTGAACGTCTTTTCTATAAGTTTCTTACTGGGACTTTTAAGGTTTAATAGACGTTGCCACCATACTCCAGGAGTGTCCTGCCAATAGCTGGGCTCTCTATACACAATTCGATCTGCTTGTTCTAACACAGATAAGAAATTTTCATAGGTTCCTAGATCACTCAAACTAGTGTAATAGACACCAGGTGAGATGTTGTTGCAGTTGGCCTTTGTGAGTTTCACTGCAGTCAGGGCATGCTCCAATGCCAACGAGCGTAGGTACCATCCACGTGGATGCTCGCAGTCACCCACATACACAATGACTCTGTTGAAATCATGTGCATCTAGGTCATCACCTGTCAGGCCGTGTTGTTGTATGATGCTGTGGAATTCAGGAAAAGTCTTGGCAAAACTCTCACCGCGTATGCCATCCAGTGCATTGGTCATTTGCAGGAACTGTGCCCATGACTTTGGTGCATAGGGCTGCTGTAACATTGTAATGATTTCGGCAAAGGATTCGTCGTGTTCAAGATGTTGGACTACAATATCTTTAACCTTTTTAGGCAGTGTTTTGATGCACAAAAAATCTGGATCAACCAACATATTCCAGAAAGGTTCTGTGCCCAGCAAGTCAACAACTGCCTTTTTTATTTCGGGTAGATAGTAGACATTTAAAATACCAACTGTGGTGATTGAAGTTATAGTTGATGTAATGTTGTGTTGTTGAAAATACTGTTGCCATTGTTGGACATTGTTGACCAATTGCGAATATTTTATGCCGTGTCTGATATACTCAAATTGCTCTCCCACCCCATCAATACTGATACCAATGTCAATTTCTTTGAATTGATGCAGGCCAGGAATCTTGTCAATAATGTTTACACTGCCGTTGGTATTGATGTAGAGCGATATGTTCTTGCTGGTGCCAGACTCAACCATGCGATTCAATAGTGCAATGACTTTTTTGTTGTATGTGGGTTCACCACCAAACAGTTCCAGTCTAATTAAATTTTTCGTAAGGGCAAATATTTCGTCAACTTGCGACTCGTTCCAGTTTATTTCTCGGACATCGATCCTATATGTTGTTTGTTGTGTTATGTCAACAAGCTTTTTGGCATCAGGGATCCATCTGCTGCTATCTCCAGGATGGCATGTTCTGCATTTGGCATTGCACACATTGCCATTTTTGATGGACAGCAACCTTGGACCACTGTGATACGAATCATCCTGTATTGATTTTAGCACCGATTCAACCACTACAGGATCTTGTAATATCTTATATTCGCTTTGCAGAGTGTCAGGATCCAGCAATCTCAAGCGAAGGCTTCGCTTGCCATATGATTCTTCGTCCCAACAACGACCACAGATTGGTGACTGGGTGTTGTTTAAAAATCCCTGTCTTAGGCTTTCTAGTTCGCTGCTGTTCCAACTTTCGATGATCGAGGGATAATCCTTAGACCATGTGGTGCCACCAAGGTATGGGCAAGGGCTAAATGATCTCGAAGGGTGCGTGGTAATTTGTAAAAATGGCGCCACACAAAAGTTTTTAGGTGGGAATGCTTTGGCAGCCATTCTATCAATATTGCAAGTGACTCAAGGAATCCTTGAGCCATTGGTAATAAGTTTGGATGCCTTGTTCTAGATCTATCATGGGATCAAAGCCAAAGTCATGTCTGGCAGCCGAGATGTCCAGCGTTCCACGATGCGGAAACGTGTGATCTCTATCTCGCACTTCGATGCTGCCTTTGCCCACAGTTGAACACACTAGGTGTGCTGCTTCCAGCAAGGTTCTTGCGCGACCACGGGTGATGTTATATGTTTTGTTTTTGCTACAATCACCCAGAGTGGCTTGGACCACACCGGCAGCAGTATCTGTGACGTGCGTGAAGTCTAAGCGTTCTTGTGCTCCATTTACTATAACAGGTTGGTCTCGCATGGCCGATAGTATAAATTTGGCCATGACTCTGTCCAAGGTGTCATGTTCACCATACACGGCGCTGGGACGCAATATCACATATTCAAACCCATGTTGTTCGGCGTAGTCCTTGACCAACCATTCTCCCGACAACTTAAGAACGCTGTATTGGCCACGTGGGTGGCACGATGCGGACTCGGTTACATTGTCTGTGAAGTCGCCATAGACCATGCTAGAACTTACAAAAATAAACCTTTTAACATTGTACTGATATGACAGTTCCAAGCAGTTAACAAGCCCTTGAATCATGACTTGGGCTGCTCGCTGCGGATCTTGTTGGGCCTGCGCCTGTCTGGCCACACTGGCAAGATGCACCACCACCTTGGGGCGTATATCCTTGAACACCGTGGTCATGCCAGTGTGATCTGTGATGTCGGTATGATAAATGGGAGACCTAATCCGTTGCCGGCGGTCATGCATGATGTGTTGGTACTGGCGCACAGTTGATAGGCTGTGGTTGGTCTGGTTGTCAACTACGACAATGTCTTGTCCGCAGGCTTCCAACTGCGCTACAACATTGTGACCGATAAAGCCTAATCCGCCTGTTACCAACACTGTCATGTTGATCCACTGTAGCGTAAAACGTATTCGGTGGCCAAACGGGGTTCGAGGTATCCATAGATAGTGACGCGGTATCCCATGGCTCGGAAGTCAAGGTCTTTGGTCCAAGTCACGTCATGTGCATGATTCATGACCCATTTACCGGGTGGCGTTTGCTGCCACTCATAGATGGGCTGTGCCGCATAAATTTCTACGTCATCGATGTCTCCCAGCACAAAGCTGTGGAACTTGATGCGCAGTAATTCTTGGTTATCTGTTGATTCTGTCATTAACCACTGGGAATATGTCAGCAATGACTCGTGCGCAGCATCGTGCGACTTCTTGATGTTCTTTTTGTGTACCATTGGCCGAACGCAGCTCGATAAAATGTACCCAGCTTCGCAAGGTACCATTCATGTAGAGACGACTCAGAGTCAGGCCCTCGGGCAGCACGGCGCGAGCTTGCTCTTTGGCAATACCGTTGGTCACGGCCCAAGTGTAGGCATCGCGGCACTGGCGTATGATGGTGGCTTGTTTTTCATGCCATAAATCAGCCAGTTCCCGATGTTCGGGATTGTGTACATCTAGTTCTGTGCTGTTCTGTCGATTGGCATGGTCTTGCAGTCTTGTTTCACGCACGGTGAAGTCCAGATCCTGCGTGGGATCAGCATAGCGTTGGCTAAACTCTTGAAAGCTGAAACTTCTATGACGCAGTATCTGGCGAGCAATGTCGCGCGTGGTGGTGATTTCCAAACACGCCGACACCATTTCCAAAGGGCTCCAATGCTGATGTCGGATAAGATATTTGATCAATCGATCCGACGTTTCGCTGTTGAGTTGATTGCTGGGATTGCTGACTCTGGCACAAAATGCCACCAGTTCCTGAGCATCAGTGAGCCCTTGATCGATGAACTCGCGCGAAGGCTGGCTATAGGACACTAACCTAACATCTGTGTTCATGTCAAGGATCTCAAGAGTTTGTCTGTTTCGGGCTGCAGCAAGTCAGCCACGGCCTTGATGTCCAGCACAAATTCTATGTTGGTAATGCCGTTACCAGCATTTTCCATCACACGATCTATCACAAGATGCAAGTCATCGTGTGTGAGTCCTTGCTGTTTGAGCTTTTGTATGTTGATGGTTTTGCGTTTGCGGTTAGGCAAGTACACAATCATCTTTTTTACGCAGTCTATGGGCACATGCTCTTTGTCTACTTGATCAATGATTGTTTCCCAAGAGCGCAACCATTCTTCATTGACCTGCATTAGGCACTTGCGCTTTTGCTGGATCGTCCTCGTCGACGAGCAGGCTTTACTTCTGGTACGGCAACACCGGTCAGGACAGTGGCTTCCTTGAGCAAGCGATCACTTTCAGCCAGCAAGCCCTTGGCCTCAGCCGCCATGCGCTGTGCCTGTAGTTTCAGATCATTGGCTATGCTGGCATTGTCTAGGGCCTTGGCAGCGTCGCTGCCGGCCACTTGCGACCCACGCTGCAGGTTGCTGCCAGCACCCACTTCGCGACCAAAGTCGTCTCTGCGTCGCACCTTGCCTGTGATGCCTTGATCTTTGTCTAGCTGAGCCAGTTTCTTGACAGCCTCTTCGCCCATTTTCATCTCGCGGATGATGCTGTTCATCTCATCCAGCCGGACATGACTGCTTGCGTTGGGTGTAACAACGATCTGGCTGGTCTGCACTTTTTTGATCATGCCTTCTGTGTGCAGCGTGGTCAGGATGGGTCTACCATCAGGCAGCAGGCTTCTGAATAAAGCATCGCCGAGGTTTTCAGCCTGTTGTCCCACGTCAGATTCAATCACACGCATCACGCTGTCATGCACGGTAACTGGCAGTGTTTCGGGATACACTATCAGGCACATGTGTTCTTCGTTGGGCACTTCTCTAAAAACTATGGCTACCTTGCGGTCGCCTTGTTTACCGATGTGTTTAAGCATTTGTATCTCCTTGGGCAGCAGCGTCGGCTTGAGTTGCATCGGCTTCAACATTTTGTTGGGCGGCCACTACACCTTCTGTAAACGCTACCAATTTATCGTAAAGCTCGCCAACAGTTTTCATCTCATTGGCTTGGAATGCTCCGCGTCGACAACTTAGATCGATCAATTGCGTGATAGAAACTAGATCATTGACATTGAGTTCAGGGGGTGAATTTGTTGTTTCCATAGTGCAGTATTTAATATTGCGTCACGGGCTCGGCAGTTTTTTATCAATGCCCTCACGCTTCATACAGGGCCCACTGCCCAAAGGGCGGGCTGGGATTTTTATCCCCGTGTATGATCCACAGCGTGTCACAGTAGTTCTCATCTCCCCAACTGCCAAACGGGTAGCCGTCTGTGAACACCACCAACTTTTTGGGTTCAATCTCTTGATCTTTCATGTAACTGTACATGCATTCAAAGTCGGTGCCGCCACCGCCTAGTATTTCGTAGTCCATGATGTCTTCGAGATTTTCGTTGTCAAACACTTTTACATTGTAGACTTGGGTGTCAAAACAACCAAGGTGAATACGGTATTGGGGGAATTCTTCCATGATGCCCTTGACTTCGCTGATGAAATCCCGAGCTTGGCTCTCAGAGATGCTGCCCGACACGTCAATGAACACCATGAGTTCAACCATTTCATCATAGTCCATGCCCGGCATGATGGCATCCAGGTGCCAACCTTTGCGATTGGTCTTCATAAAAGTGAAGTCACTGCGCAGCAGGCTCTTGATGTCCTGGCGTATGAGATCGCGCCAATTCATCTTGGGCTCGGTCATGTCTTTGATCAGTCGCCGAACTCCCAGGGGGATCTGGCCGGCGTTGTCACAACTGTTGGCAGCGTTCAGCACCGCTTCCTTGATCTCATCGCGCAAGCGAGCACGTTCTTCCTCGGTCATGGGCACAGGACCCGAACCGTTGCCTTGACCATCTCCACCATCGCTGCCGCCGCTGTCCTTGAGATGTTCGTCTAGCAGCCGTTCCGCCAGTTTATTGATGTCCATGACCTCGGCGTTGGACATGATGTCATCATAGATCTCTTCGGTGATCATGCCATCGTACTTGGCATCGTAGAGCGCAGGCACCGTGGTGATAAACTCACCGATGCCATGGCGTTTGAGGTCAGCGTTGTTGCGATAGTCGCCGGCCACGTTCCACATCTGAGGGTCGCGATCACCGCGACGTCCCAGATGGTCATACACCACGTGTAGTACTTCGTGACCAAACAAGAACTCCAGTTCCTTGGCGCGCAGTTTGTTGATGAAGCGGCTGTTGTAATAGAAGTATCTACCATCAGTGGCAGCGGTACCGCACCAGTCATCAGCATTACGCAACACCAACCGCGTGGCCAGGTTGCCGAAAAAGCTTGCTCTCAGCAAGAGCCCGATGCGCGCCGTGATCATTTTTTCTCGCGCTTCGCGATCAACTCGGGGATCAGTGGGACCAATAAGGTCTTCGAACTGTTTGGATTTGTTTTGCGTGTCGGTGCTCATTGCTGTATCCATTGCTTCACTATAGGAGTATTATAGCAGATCGCGCCCAATTTGTCAACCGGTTTCTGGCGATATTTTTCACTTGGATTTTAGCTGGTTCAAGGGCTGCCCTAGTTCCCAAAAAGCCAGTTCCTTGTCGCCTTGTAGGTAGATCCTGAGGTCGTTGTATTGATTGCTCCAACTCCAGTGGGGGTTACAGACCTCCTGGATATCCATGTCCAGCGCCAAGGGTTTGTAGTTCGGAAAGTGCGTCATCTGCCCTTGCAGATCCCGCCACCGGTGCATTTCTGCATACTGTTTGATTTCGGCACTCCAGCCATAGGTACGAACAAACCATTTCTGAGCCTGGGCAAAGTACCATGGGCCCTGCTGCCTGTACATGGTACCCGAAAAACTGATGTAGATAGAAAACCACTCGCGGTAACTGAATCTACCATCCATGCGTTTTATGGTGTAGCAGTTACCGCGAGTGTTCATTGCCTTATTTAGGCTCGATCATTCGCGCCCGTTCAAGATGTACTTGCCATAGCGCTGGTAGAACTCGTCAAAGTTTTTGAGTTTGGTGGGTTGGAAGGGCAAGTTGAACGTAGTCAGCGCCAGGCGTGCGCCCATGACCGTGATCTCGGTCTCGAAGTTGTCCATCATGTAGCGGAAGAAGTTGTCCGCCATGGTGTTGAACTGCGCATCTGGGGTCTTGCGAGCCACAGCGTCGCGCAGCTCGTAACACATAGATGTCACTAGGCTGTACATGGCCGACACTTCTCGTACTTCCAGAGTCTTGACTTTGCCCATCAAGATGTCAGTGGGATTGGGCACACGACCTGAAATTTTGCGGTGCGCCATGAACTTGATAGCCAAGCCCTCGCCTACAGCGCCCGAGATCAAGTCAGTGGCAGTGGCATCATCCAGTGCATCACCGCCCAGGATCTCGCTGACAAAAGTCCAGGAGCGTGGGGTAGCAAAGGCGTTGCTGGAGCTCTTGCTGTCAAAGTCAAACAAGTCTTGTTTGGCAAACGACAGATAGCCCACCACATCTGGATGTATGCCATTGTTCACAGCCCAGGTATGCCAGGCTGCAAAGTCGGGACGCATCTCGAGATGCAGAAAGCGGTTGCGCAACGGAGTGGGCATACGGTACGTGACACCCTTGTCGCTTTCGCGGTTACCGGCTGCGACCATGACCACGTTGTCGGGCAAGCGATACCGACCAATGCCGCGATTCAGCACCAACTGATAGGCCGCTGCCTGTACCGAAGTGGGAGCCGAGTTCATCTCGTCCATGAACAGCACCACAATAGGATACTGGGACGCAAGCTCTTCGTCGGGTAAATCTTCAGCGGGCGACCAGCTCATGCGGTTGATTTCTTTATTGTAATAAGGAATACCGCGGATGTCAGTGGGATCCATCTGCGCCAGGCGCAGATCGATCATGTAGCCGCCCAGTTCCGTGGTGATGTCACGCACCACTTCGCTCTTGCCGATACCGGGAGGACCCCATAGGAACACAGGTCGTTTGACTTGGAATGCTCGCAACAGTGCGCTGCGGGCGCCGTTACTGGTTACTGTTCTATTTTCGCTGGAACTCATTTTGGGCACCTATGCTTTAACGTTGAGCCTATTATACTATGTTGTCTGGGCGCTGTCAACCGGTTTTTTTATCAAGGTCGAAAAGCACATTTTCCCGTTAGTATAGCACAGTTGCGCCAGTTTGTCAACCTCTATTTTTGCTGCAGAATCACAGGGGTTTCGGTGCAGATTATTGGGAGTAACTGGAAATCTTGTACATGGGGCTTATGTGCCCGCGTAGGCCTTCTTTGACCGTGTTGTTGTTGAACCATTTGGGGCCACAAACTCTTTCCAGCTCCCAAAGAGCACTTTCCCATTTGAGACGGGCAGCAAAGTTGCCATCCAAAAACCATTTGCTGAGTTCATTGTAGATCGCGCCCGTGGGTTTTTTGATTTGCCAAATTGACGGATTCCACGTGGGGTAGATGCTGCGATTTACTTCTTGATAGTACAATTCGTCATGGAACGCTGCTATGTTCTTGACATGTTTGATAAGGTGCAGTTTGTCTTGCGAGCGCAACCAGTTCACTACCACATGGCTCTGTTTGATAGACAGTTCGGGCATGTTGGGTGACCAATAAAAGTATTCATCATTCTCCCAGTACTCACCCAAGATGTCGTTGGTGGGTAGTGTGCCCGTGGTCATGATCACGTCCAAAAACGCAAAATAAATGTCATGGTCATCTCTCAGGAGACGCGGTTTGTCTACGCCGTAAATGAATCCCACTCGCTTGCCGCGGTGCAGCATGTCGTTGTGTTCTCGGAACACCTTGTGGAAACGAGACCGCACCATGCAGGTAGGATCAAATCTTGTTCCAGCACGCCAGATCCAATCAAGATCGTCGGCAGCAGACAGGATGTCACGAGTCCAATCATACACGTTGACCTTGGTGCCTAAATGCTCCACCATCTTTTTTACTAATGGTAGACTTTGTTGTATTTCTCGAGTGTAGTATCCCGGCTCCCGAGACCATCCCACTTGATCAATGGCATCACGTTCGGCTTCAAACGCGCCCCACATGTAGATTTCGTCTAGGTGTATGTTATTGTTGACAAAGGTGGACAGTATGTTCCAACTATCGACCCCGCCGCTGTAGGTCAACACCAGGTGATCATAGGCATCTCGCAGTTGCAGAGCTCGACCTCGATATAAGGATTCAAGACTGACGTTGGGTTCAACGTGCCATTGGTGTTGTGAAAATACAGCGTTGTGGTAATCCCATTCTACATAGCTATTGGATCGATTGGCTTCTAGTATAGCTTCTAGTTTGCTGGAGAAAGGTTTACCGTTGGCGCTGTAGATCCCTTTGTTATGATACAGATAGCTGGCCATCTTCCTGTTCTTCGATCTTTTTGCCAGCCTCTATGCGATTCCATACACGCTCATGGAAATAATACAGTGTGCTGTTTACCACCAAGGCAAAGCCCACAACGCCCAATCCTACTTTCCAAGAACCCGATGCCAGGAAGCCACCAATGAAATTGGTAATGGTAACAAGAATTCGCCAGGTCACAACCTTGCCGAGACTGCGCAAGGCTCGTTCATAAAATTTTAACTTTTTCATAAAATCCTCGCTTGATATGTCAAACACTTGATCTAAGTGCATGAATATGTATGTGTGCTTGATGCTGCCTGACAGATTTCAAAAGCACAGTCAAAAAGATAGGCTCCGTAGAGCCTATCCCGACTATTGGATAATAAGGTTGTCAACCCCATCTTGCTTGCTTATTAGGCTGCAAGAGCAAATGTTTCATCATTTGCGTTTATTTGGTTTTATGCTGATTACGTCAGTCATCTTTCGGATCGTCTGCTTGGATACTCTGTGCCCTGTCGAAACTGGTCACCCCCTTGGCGCGATAGTCGGGCAACTTGCCCCAACCCACCGCTAAACTCCATTCTGATTCGGAGTAGTAATAGTTTTCGGGCTTGGTGGAGGTGGCGGGAATCGCACCCGCGTCCAGAACCTTTTTCTCCGTGCTTCCTACGATCATATTTTTACATCAACCAACCCGGATCAACATGTTCTCCGGTTTTTTGGTTGTCTTCGAACCCAAGATTGTAGGCCTCGATTTCTCGTTTACTCAACTTGGTAACTCGATCCGATAGGTAGGGCGATTCCACGAAGTAGTGGGGAGTTTTAGATCGTAGATAATAGCTATCTGCTAACCCTCTGTTGTAGGGACTGCCTAGGCTGGTTTCAAAGTCATAATTTGGTGTGATTTTCAACATTGCATTTCTCCTATCCGTTGAAGAAAGAATTTTCTTTCTCTTTATCTTTTGATTTATCACGTAGATTGTAAGCTACGATAAAAGAGAGGATCAGGAAAATTATAAATGCATCTCCATATGTTATTATGCCTAGTATCATGACAACCTACCTTATGGCTTGAGTATGTTTACCTTTGAGACTCTTGTTTAAGAGTTTTCGATACAGCTCACCTTGCTGCAACCTATCCTTGCTCAAAATAGCTGCGAAATATTTCTTAATAATTTTCTTTACTTTCATGTCTTACACACAGTCGCCTGCTGGCGAAATCACTCAACATCATGGGCAGTATACCATGCAACAACAGCCCAAACGCTGTAACCCAGGCGAATCGCAGATGTTGCCAATAGCTCATTTGTACCTGCTGCAAGTGATCCCATTGCATCTAAATATTTATACGAATTTCTCCAAGTTTTTTGTTTTATTTTCTTGTTTCAGGTATAATTAGTCTTTGCATGAGTCTCGGGTGAGATCATGCAAACTTTCTTGCTTAACATTGAGGAGAGAGCAACAATGAAACTAAGACCTTTACACGATCGCGTGGTTGTTCGAGTTATCGAAGCAGATACACGCACCCCTAGCGGTATTGTTATACCGGATACAGCCAAAGAAAAACCCACCACTGGCGAAGTGGTTGCGGTGGGCCCTGGCAAGTATGAGCAGGGCAAGCTGATCGCTACCAGTGTGCAGGAGGGTGATCGCATCCTCTTTAGCCAGCACGCCGGGCAGAAGATCAAGGTAGACAGCGAAGAAGTAACGATCCTTCGTGAAGAAGAAATTTTGGCACGTATTCAATAAGGAGACAACAATGACAGCAAAATCAGTAGAATTCGGCAGCAACAGCCGATCCAAATTAGTCGCGGGTGTAAACACCTTGGCCAACGCAGTCAAGGTCACACTGGGTCCCAAGGGACGCAATGTTGTGATCCAAAAGAGCTTTGGTGCACCACACGTGACCAAGGACGGTGTCACAGTGGCCAAGGAGATCGAGCTCACTGACGCCCTGGAAAACATGGGCGCCCAGATGGTTAAGGAAGTTGCCAGCAAGACTGCAGACAAGGCCGGTGACGGCACCACCACTGCCACTGTGTTGGCGCAGGCCATCGTGCGCGAAGGCATCAAGTATGTCACTGCAGGCATGAACCCCATGGACATCAAGCGTGGCATTGATCAAGCCACTGCAGCAGTTGTGGCAGAGCTGGGTGCTGTGAGCCGACGCTGCGAAACCAACAAAGAGATCGCACAGGTTGCAAGTCTCAGCGCCAACAGCGATGCCAATATTGGACAGATCATTGCTGATGCCATGCACAAGGTTGGCAAAGACGGCGTGATCACCGTGGAAGACGGCAAGAGCCTGGACAACGAGCTTGAAGTCGTGGAAGGCATGCAGTTTGACCGTGGCTACTTGTCACCGTTCTTTATCACCAATCAAGAAAAGCAAAAGGTGTTTTTGGACAATCCTTACATCCTGCTGCACGACAAGAAGGTCGCCAACATCCGCGAACTGATCCCAGTTCTGGAACAAGTGGCCAAGGCCGGCAGACCCCTGTTGATCGTTGCTGAAGATGTGGAAGGTGAAGCCCTGGCCACACTGGTGGTCAACAACATGCGCGGCATTCTCAAAACGGCCGCTGTCAAGGCACCGGGATTTGGTGATCGACGCAAGGCTCAACTGGAAGACATCGCGATCCTCACGGGCGGCACAGTGGTGGCTGACGAAACGGGACTTAGCTTGGAAAAGGTCACTCTTGCGCAGTTGGGACAGGCCAAGCGCGTGGAAGTGGGCAAGGATGACACCATCGTGATCGACGGGGCTGGCAGCGAGGATTCCATTCGTGATCGAGTGCGAGCGCTGCAGGTGCAGATCGAAGAAGCCACCAGCGACTACGACCGTGAGAAGCTCCAAGAGCGTGTGGCCAAGCTGTCGGGTGGCGTTGCCGTGATCCGAGCAGGTGCTGCTACCGAAGTTGAAATGAAAGAAAAGAAAGATCGTATTGACGATGCTCTGCATGCCACAAGAGCTGCTGTAGAGGAAGGTGTGGTGGTAGGCGGCGGTGTTGCGCTGCTGCGGGCCCAACAAAAGGTGGCAGGACTGCGAGGCGCCAACGCTGATCAGGATGCTGGCATCCAGATCGTGCTGCGAGCCTGTGAAGAACCCTTGAGAGCTATTGCTTTCAATGCCGGTGCCAGCCCCGACGTAGTGGTGAACCAAGTGACATCGGGCACTGGCAACTATGGTTACAACGCAGCCACAGACCAGTACGGAGATCTCGTTGAACAAGGCGTGATTGATCCCACCAAAGTCACGCGCACCGCCCTGATCAATGCTGCCAGCATTGCAGGTCTCTTGCTAACAACTGAGTGCAGCATCCATGAGCTGCCCAGCAAAAAAGAAAATGCCGCACCCAACGGCATGGACATGATGTAAATCCAGCATCAATGACCCGGGAAAGGGCGGTTTCCGCCCTTTCTTTTTGGCCGCTAGCTCTGGCTAGAGCACACTAAATAAAAGAACTAATTTGAGAGTGCTCTAAATGGCCTATATTGTCAACAATTCTCGTGGGCAGATCATTGCCGTAGTTGCAGATGGTACCATCAATACCACAGCAACCAGCCAGACACTGGTGGGCAAAAACGTTACTCCCTATGGTGAATTTGAAGTAGAAAACCTTGTTCACCAGCTTGAGAATTTTGCCAACAGCACAGCGCCCAACAACGCCATAGAAGGCCAGCTGTGGTTTGACACAGTCAACAGCAACATTTTTGTATGGGATGGTTCGGATTGGATCACCATCAGCAGCACCGTGGTGGATACAGAAACACCCGCCTATGATGCCAAGTTTGGTGACATCTGGTTCAATCCAACCACACAGCAGTTACGTGTGTTTGGTCCTACCGCGTCGGGCACGGGCTGGATGCCCGCCAACAAATTAACAGTGGCCAACTCGGCACCTGCTGCGGTGGTGCAGGGCGAAATGTATTTCAACAATGCCACCAAGCAGTTTTTTGTTTGGGACGGTGTCACCTGGAACTTGATAGGTCCCGAAGGTGTGCCGGGATTTGGTATCACACAATGGGACAGCACCACGCTGCTTGACACAGATAGCATAGCGCATGCTGTTATGATAGGCTATGCCAACGGGGAGGCCCTGGCCATAATTGCTGCCGAAGCCTTCACAATTTTTGCTGGAGCGCGTCCTCCTGGATTTGTCAGTTTAGTCCCTGGTATCAATCTCAGTTCAGACGCCGTGATGTCTGGCGTGGCCACCCAAGCACAAAGACTACAAACTGCTAGAACCATCAACGGTGTAGCATTTGACGGCAGCCAAAACATCACTATTCCTGTGGCGGGAACTCTCAGTGCAGGCGACGGACTCATTGGCGACGTATTCACCGGCGAAAACAACATCACATGGTCTGTTTCGGCAACTCCCAACAACCTTGTAAATCGTATCGTTCAACGCAATGGTCTGGGTGATTTTTCCGCAAGAGTGATCACAGCTGACCTCGTGGGCGATGTCACTGGTGTGGCCACCAATGTCACGGGCGTGGTACAACCACAAAACGGTGGCACCGGTTATGATAGTTATAGTTTTGGTCAGATTCTGATTGGTCGCAACGACGGCCGACTGCATCGCGGCAACCTGGTGGGCACATCGCCTATCACTGTGACCACCGATCCTGTCACCAACAACCTCATATTGACCTACACGGGAGGTACCGGTGTAGGCAACGTGACTTCGGTGGGTATCACAGCCGGTGCCGGTATAGGTATATCGGGCAGTCCTATCACCACGTCTGGCAATATTCTCATCACCAACATTGGTGTCACTAGATTAATAACCGGCGCAGGACTAGCTATCAACAGCAGCACAGGCGATGTTGAAATCACCAACACTGGTGTGAGACAAATTGTTGCTGGCGCCAACATTGCAGTGAGCAGTTCCAATGGCGTAGTGACCATTAGCAGCACTGGTGGTGGCGGTGGGCCAGCGGGTGTGGCACAGGTCCTGGCTGGTACCAATATTTCTATTAGCCCAACCTCGGGCACCGGCGTCATCACGGTCAACGGTCCCAATGTAAGATCCGGCACCGGTATAGCTGTCAGCAGTAGCGGTCAAGCCAACGTCACTGTGACCAACACCGGTGTCACCAGACTCAATGCTGGACCTGGTATCGCTCTCAGCGGCGCCAACGGCAACATTACTATCACTGCTGCCAGCGGCGCTGGCGGCACCGTGACCAGTGTGGGTATCAGTGCTGGACCCGGCATAGGTGTAGCAGGCGGTCCCATCACAGGCTCTGGCAACATTACAGTAAGAAACACTGGTGTCACAAGCCTTATTGCAGGGACTGGTATTATATTGAGTGGATCCAACGGCGCTGTCACTATCAGCAGCACCGGTGGCGGTGGCGGTGGTGGTGGCACTGTCACAAGCGTGGGCTTAATAGCAGGCGTGGGCATGGGCGTGGTGGGCGGTCCCGTTACCAGCTCAGGAAACATTTTGATAGAAAATCGCGGTGTCGCAGGACTCATTGCTGGCTCCGGCATCGCTATCAGCGCCCCCAACGGTTTTGTTACCATCAGCAGCACCCAAGGCGGCGGCACTGTCACTAATGTTGCGCTGTCCGCAGGTGACGGAATTGGCGTCAGCGGCGGTCCCATTACATCGTCAGGAACCATACAGGTCACCAATCTAGGCGTCACTCGTCTCAATGCCGGTACAGGCTTGGCTGTCAATACTGTAAACGGCAACGTGACCATGACCAATACCGGTGTTACACAACTCACAGCAGGCACCGGAATAGTGCTCAGTGGAGCCAATGGTGTGGTGCAGATCTCCTCCACAGGTGGCGGTGGCGGAGGTGGTGGTACAGTCACCAGCGTGGGAGTGATAGGAGCTTCACCAGATAGGATCACCAGCTCGGGCGGGCCCGTTGTGGGAGCAGGCACTATAACTTTAGACTTGGCAGCAACAGGTGTGACCGCAGGTGTGTACAGCTTCCCGCTGCTGAGCATTGACCAATACGGCAGAGTCATTGCTGCAGCCAATGGATCGATATCCGGCGGCGTCACTAGTATTGGTATCACTCCCGGAGCGGGCATAGCAGTTTCGGGCAGTCCAGTAACTAACACCGGCAACATCACAGTCACCAACACAGGTGTCACTAGACTCGAAGCAGGTAGTGGTGTTACCATAAGCCAAAACACTGGTAATATAACGATCAGTGCCCTGGCAGGCGGTACCGTGACCAGCGTGGGAATCACTGCCGGCGATGGCATAGGTATCAGCGGTGGTCCCGTGACATCTGCTGGTACTATACAAGTCACAAACATCGGTGTGACGCGCCTCAATGCAGGTGCTGGACTGTCGGTCAATAACACCAACGGCAACGTCACGATGACCAACACTGGTGTAACCAGACTCAACGCCGGCACCAACATAACTCTAAGTGGTTCTAACGGCAACGTCACCATCAACAGCACTGCTTCAGGCGGCATCGATCTACCCTGGGGCAGCGTGATCATGTGGTATGGTGTGCCGGCCAATGTGCCCACGGGCTGGGCCATATGTGACGGCAACAACGGAACACCGGATCTTAGAAATAGATTTGTATTGGGCGCCGGCAGTGGCGTCACTGTGGGACAGACCGGCGGTAACAGTACTGTGACTTCGGGTGGTACTGCACTGACCTTGGGACAGTTGCCCGCGCATAATCACGCCTTGTGGGTTTGGGACTCCACAGGTAGCAACGAACGAGTGGATGGATTAAACCGTGCAGCGGCCTTGGCAGGTGAAGTTGAATCGCCGCAGGGTTATCGCACAGTTAACAGCGTAGGCAATCAGTTGGTAGAGAACAGTGGCAGCAGCCAGCCGCACACTCACTCAGTGACATTGACACCGCCCTTTATAGGGCTGTACTTTATCATGCGTGTGGCTGGCACACCAACCCCGCCAGCGCCTCCACCACCACCTCCACCACCACCTCCCCCACCACCCCCGCCACCACCCCCACCACCACCCCCACCTCCCCCACCACCCCCGCCACCAGGCCCAGTGGGTAGTCTCTACGTGTATCCGGACACTGGCTTTTTGCAGTTTAGTTCGGACCTTGGTACCTTGAGTACCACGCAGGTGGTTTTGGCCTACAATATTGGACCGGGACCAATCAACTTGACGTCGGTGTTTACAACACCGGTTTCAGGCGAAGGTGGTAGATTCAACGTGTATCCAAGTCGTTTGGGCACCTTGCTGCAAGATGAATATTCATTGATCAACATTGCCTATGAAGCACCGCCCACTACGGTGCAGGTGGAAGCGGCAACTATACTGTCAGAAGAGCTCAACATTCAAACCAATGTTGGTTCTGCAACTGTTGCACTAACTGGATCACCCTTGAGCTTGCCAGGACCCACACAACCGCCCGTGCAACCACCGGGTCCGGGACTGCCACCCCCGCCACCACCCCCGCCACCACCTCCACCACCACCACCACCCACTACTGTGACAGACACCGGTGGCTACCCCAGTGGCGGTGGAGGCGCAAGAATCGACGAGCAACTTGATTTCGATCGAAATTGATCTAAGTTAGAATAGATCTCAGCGTACCAGAAAGGTAAATCAACAGGAGCCCGCCATTGACTGTGATCATGGCGGGTTCCCGGATGCGTATAGCCCACCACAGGAACCATATGCTGCCTATATTAAGACACCAAACGTTATAGGGATCCTGGGCCGCAGCAGTCAAGACCGCGCCCACGAGAGTGAACGCAGTGCCCATCCATTTCAGGCACGTGGTCAAGGTGTCAGCGGTGTGCTGGGGTGGCTTCATAAAATGGTGGGCCCGGTAGGATTCGAACCTACAGTCAAGGGATTATGAGTCCCCTGCATTAACCGTTATGCTACAGGCCCTAAATGTCTCGTGATGGATTTTTGCCGTCCAGTAGCCAGGTCTGTAGTGCATCCAGCTTCTGGGTTTCAAACACTCTAGGAGCATGGTAAGACGCCATGTCCATGTCAAAGTCTGAAGGATAGTGACGCAGCAGAGATCGAGCTCGTTGTCTCACAGCAGCCGGGATGCGTGGCGTACCACTGCGGTTGGCCAAGTCCAATAAAAACTGCCGTGTCAGGATCACAGCTCGCGCTCGTTCGTCTGGCAATGTCATGTGTGTAGTATACTATTGCTGCGGTGCCTTGTCAACCTGCAGTCTACTCTTAAGTGCTTCCCACAGCGGTTCCAGCTGGTTGACATCAAGATCAGCCTCCAAGGGCTCGATGTTGGGATTGTCGATTACATATTTTTCTTTGTTGAATTCAAGCGTGAGTTTCATGTTGTACCTCAAAAGTTTCTTACAATGACTTGTCCGTATCTGATCATTTCTGTATCGCAACGCAATCGGTCTGTGACTCGCTTAACCAAATCTACCATGCGATTGCTGTTACCGCAAATGATCAACAAGGGCAAGTCAGCTTGATACTGGAACAAAAAGTTTTCTACTATACGATCAACTTCGCTGTGGCGTACCCCGTGCAAGTCTAGCTGGCGCATACCTGTAATTATGTCTGCGCATCACCAATCCAGTACTATGGTGCCGTCGTCTACATCAAGAGCAAAACTATAGCATTGCCGTTTGCGCCATCCCCAGTGCCGGGGCCAGGGATGATAACTGTAGGATGTGATCTTGCGCGTCTCACCTGACTCAGATCTACAGTTGAATCTCATGAAATCACCATGACCAATTTGGTAAGTGAGTCCATTCTTGGCTGTGACGGTCCAGGTCATGTTCCACCACTTTTGTTCATGCCAGGCTCGGCTGGCGTCACCATCCACTACAGCAATGGGCATGGCATGCACCACGCTCATGAGAGTCTGGGTGTTGCTCATGACCTGTTGACGATCTAGATGACTGCCCAGGCTCACCAAGTCCTTGCCGGTGAGACCGCACATCTCTGCGTAGGACAACAGTTGTTTGATCTGCTCGCGTTTTTCCTTTGGCCAACGATCCCAGTATGTCATGCGCGGACCCTTGTGTCGGTGTTGAGGTTGGGTGCCAAGTCACGTATCAAACTCCGCTCCAGGGCATGCGCTTGGGCTTTGCCCCGCACCACGGCAATGATGCTGCAAACAAAAGCATCAGCCCCACGCTCTCTCAACGCGCTGTACAGCAGCCAGCCATAACCAGGATCGCGGCTGCGGTAGACGTGTTTATTCCAGCGTATAGCCACGCTGCGCTTGGCAGTGCTGGCGGTGCGAGCAGTGACTCCGATGTAGAAGTCTTGCCCAGAATCGATGCGATACACGATATGGGTGCGATCGCGCCGCTTTTTACGGGGTCGGGTACTCTCACTCATTGCAGTATTATACACTATTTGGGCCCAGAAGTCAAGTCTGTAGATAGCTGCTAAGTTGTTGATTTTGTTATGGATTTTCTGCAATTTCCTGCTAGATCACGTGGGTTCCGCAAAAATTCAAAATTTATAGGTTTTCCAGCCATTTTTCAACATCGTTGTACAACGTAGCCAACATGGCTTCTTTTCCACCAAAAAACAGGATGCGATTCTTCTTACGATCGATAAAGTAGGGATAACGCAATCGCTTGTCCAGTTTTATCAGATAGCGCGAGCTCAGGCGCACCTTGCCCAATTCAAAACTCCAAGACTCTAGCCCAAGCTGGAGGAAGTCCTGGAGTCCCGCTGCAGTGAGTCTCAATCCGCCACCGCTGCGATGGTTGTGAAACCAGCGAAGGTCAGCTTGCTCTACGGTCAGTCCAGGATCCAGATCTCCTGTGCTTAGAACAGCAGTGACTAAAAACAGACGTTGATTATTGCGAGAATACTGTTTCACCTTGGTTCAACAACACCACTGTAAACTTGTTGGTGTTGAACTTTTGGTTGAGTTTTTTAGCGAGATTGATAGCATGTCCCGAATTGCTGAAACTGACTTTGCGATACTTGGTGCCTTTGTTGTCCACCAGTATGTTGCAGAATCGTAGGTTAATTGGTGAGCCATCATAGAAAACAGCCCAAATGCCTGATGCAGCCAAGACTTGCTCGCTGCTATATGTCTGCCGGTTTATTGATTCTATCAGCACTTGTGGTTTGGGTCTACTCATGCTGATATTTATGGCTGATCTAGCTAAAAATTGCCGCCTTCTAGCCTGACTTCAATGACTTCTTGTGTGCCTGCTGCGGGCTGTAATTGGGCTTCGAGCTCCTGCAGTTTCAAAAGCAGTTTGGTAATGTCACCTAGCAGATCTCGTGCTTCCATGACCGACAAAACAACATCGCGTTGTTTTTGATGGTCTAGGGCCTTGACTCGATCTATGAATCTTGTGATGTGCGCACTCATTATTTTACCTCGATGTTGGTTCTGAGAAAGGACCCTGGAATTCATAGCGATCCAAGAGTATGACCTTGGGACAAAAAGTGTTGCGCCAGTTTTTATTGTATTTGATTTTGTAGTGCCCAGCAGCCAACCAGCTCTTGGATCTAGCGCTGCTGGTATAGAGCGGCAACCGTCGTTTGAGATCCCACATGGCGTTGTGTGGCATGCAGTTGGTGGGGTATCCGTAGATTTGCTGCTGGGGTACAGCACTAGCAGTCTGGGCCTCGTCAAATTCAACGCCCATGCGTTCCCGCACCATATCCAGAGTTTTGAATGTGGTGGTGCTGTCTTTGACTCGTACATTGTAGCCATGATCATGGCTTTCGATATTGCCGATCTTGCCCTGTTGATCCTTGAGGATCCAGTAGCGTTTCGGCACCACAGTTTTAGCGATTATCATTCAGCACTCCTTGATAGTTTTGATTCAGCACACGAGCCAACTGCTCCGCTGACTCACTGATTTTGTTCAACTCAAATCGGCTGCAAAACTTCAAAAGTCTTACACCCACTTGTCCAATGTCTTGGTGGCGTACCTGGCTGCGTATGGCATCATCCACCTGCTGCTTGATTTCTGCTGGCTGTGCTGTGAGATCAATCAAGGCACGATTTCTCTCATAGTCATCCAGCACACGGTGCTCAACGCCATCATGATCAGTCCATCTAGACAGCATGATGTTGTTCCAGGCATAGCCCTGTCGATCACGATCCTCGAATGCCTCCTGCAAGCCCACACGATTTTTCGTGCCCTTGACACGCACTCCAGGATAGGCTGAAAACACGTTGTCACTGGCATCGCCTCGCATGCACTTTTCAAACAACAGCCATTGTGGATTGGGCACTGCCTTGGGCTGTTTGGTTTTTTTGTCCAGCACCGGCTTCTGCTTGGAATCAAATATGCCTTCCATGGTGATCAACTCATCAGTGATACCGTTGTACTGTCTGACATTGCTGCTGACCAACTGCACAAAATCAGTGTCGCTGCTGATGATAGTGTGTTGATCCCCGGGATGCAAAGCGATCCAACGAGCAATGACATCGTCGGCTTCGGCATTGGGTTGGCGTATCACGCTGCAGTTGGTCTGTTCCGCGAGATATTTAGTAAAGGTATCATAGGTTTCCCAGAACAGCTTGTCCTCTTCTTGCTCGCTTTCGGTCAAGGCTGCCCGAGCCTCGCTGCGATTACGCTTGTAAGGTGCATAAAAGTCCTTGCGCCAACTGCGACCTTCAAGGGCAAACACCACGTGATCTGCAGGGAATCGTCGCGTGATTTTGCCTATGGAACTCAGGGTGATGTGCAAAGCATAGCCAACTTTTTCCCAACTGTCTGCGGCTCGATGGGCAGCATGACGCGCACGGAAAAACATGTTGGCTGTGTCAATCAAAAGATAGTTCATTTTCTCACACGGAATTGATTTTGATTGCAGTATTGTAACATAAATTCCGCCCATTTGCTATGGGCATCTTTACCAAAATGCCAGCTCTTTCTGCTCACGGTGCGCAGACCTTGATTACGACACCAAGCCGAATAGGTTCCATTGGTGTCATAGGGCGCGATGTATGTGGTGCCCCAGTTACGTCTAGCGTTTACAGGTACTGCGGAAAAATCATTGTCACCATTGAAAAAAATATGTCGGATGTTGCGTTGCTCCAGCCAAAAATGGAATTGCCTGATCTCGTCGTGCGCTTGGTTGGTGACCCGGTTCCAATCCACACCGCTTACATACTCCTTGTACTGTTGTGCATGGCTGGCCGGCACATCGTCTATGCCCGATGCTGTGACCTGATAATAGCGCCCATCGATCAACCATTCCTGTCTTTCCCAAGTGCTCCACTGAATGATCACCAAGGTCTTTTCCAATCTGTCGGCTACCTGCTGCTCTATCCAGGACTTTGTTGTGCGCATGATCCTTGTGTTACTGCTGGCACTCTCGGCTTCGCAACACAGGATGGCCGGCCAAGATCTAGACAATGCCACTGGCCAGCTGACTTCGAAGTTGTCGGGGTGCGGTTGTCGGCCCAGCTGCTCATACACTGGATCGTCTTCGGCAAATGCATGGCGCACCACTGCTTCGGCTGCAGCGGCATGACTATCGCCGTTGACGTACAGCAACATCATACTATTTCTTCCAGGATTCCCAATACTTCAGCAAGTATCAACAAGACGCCTGCTGTAAACAAATGGCCGCGCAGCAAGGAAACACCGGCCCCAATCCTGAATCCGCTTTTGACAATGCTGACATAAAAGTGATTGCGACTGGGATCGCGCGGTTGTGGGTCAATCATTTGCTTTGCTCCGCTTCGGCTACTCGTTTTCTAAGACTGCTGCTGCTAAAACTATGGTCCCTTGAATTAAACACAAGATCAATGTTGCGCTTTTCGCAGATGGCCCTTCCTGTGAATTCTTGGTGCAGATATTCTACGCCCAAGATGCGCACATCAATGGGAAGAGTCAGTAGGATATCTTCTAGATCTTTTTCTGTTTGGTACACCACGACTTCATCCACATACCTACAGGCCGAAAGTTGTATCTGTCTTTCAACCACTGTCTGTACCGGTGGGTTCTTAGAGCCAGGGCGGTCGATAGTGGGATCGGTCTGCAGTCCTGCGATGAGATAATCGCAGTGATTTTTGGCTTCAGCTAGCATGGCTATGTGACCAGCATGCAACAGGTCAAACGTGCTAAACGTGATACCGATGCGTTTGCCTTCCGATTTAAGATGTTTTATATGTTTGAAAATCATTTGAACAGATCCATGTTGTATTTTTTATCTAGACCTACGGGTAGGCTTGAAAGCTTGCTTGATTGTGGATTCCGAAAATGAAAAATCTTGATAGTTTGCTGTAAAAACTCTGGGTGATAGATCCGTATGTAGCATATCGGCCAGTAACTCGTTGTTGATATTTGTGAGATGACAAGATCGCATGTCATGATAGCTCCTAAATACCTGGTCTGGTGTTGCCCCAGGCATTAAAGTTTCCATTTCCAAAACTGAAAGCTGGTACAAGGAAAAATCAGATTGCAATGGCGGGCGAAAGCAAGGTACAATAATAAGATTTGGTACCTGGTGTTGGATGTAGTGTGCAACAGAGCGTCCAACCAAAGCGTCAGTTTTCCAATCACTTAAATATTTGTGATAGTATTTGCAAGCCAATGTAAAGTCCTTGACTTCATCGGGCATGAGTGTCGCTAGATCTGCTCCTTCATGAGACACAAACATGGCAGAATGAAAATACTCTCCGCTGGGCAGTTTGACGCTGAACCGATTTGGGGATGTCAAGCACCAGATGTTGACATCATAAGCTTGATGATGCTCTAGAATAAGAGATGCACTGAATGCGATACTTGATCCTGGTTTGCCATAGCAGATTACATCATGACCGTGTTTATTCTGTAGATAGCGCCACCAAGCAGTGCTGTGATTAGTAATAGTTTGGTCTGCAAAGCTATCTCCAAATACTCCAATTTTCATTTGATGTTTCTCTTTCTATTGCCAAGATGACTGTGTGGTTGGTTTGTATCTCAATGTTAAGAAAGTTTGGTTCCCCAACCAAACTTTTTGGATACAAGTACGCCATCTAGATTTGAAACCTGAACAAATTTATCGTACGTGGTTTGAAAAATACCGGGTGTTAGGTTAGCAAGGATTTCTCGGGCCATTATCGCATGGTTTTCTGGTGTCAAGTGACCTGGTCTTGGGTCATAGTAGTCTTGATACCAATGATGCCATTTTTCTTCATCTTTGAAACATGGCCTAATTTCATGACAGCACAAATTCCAAAGGTTGAATGGCATTTTAAGAGGCGGTGGAAAACAAGGAATAACCATGAGATTTGGGTATATGGTCATGAGACGATATACAAGAGAACTGTACAACAGATTGTCTTCTTCCAAGTCCACTAAGTTTAAGTAGTAGTCTCGGAAAATTTCTTGGAGGCGCCCAACATCTTTGTACTTTTCCATTATGGGATTTTTCCATCTCCAATGTATCCAATTGTGGGGTGGCGGCAGCTCCTTGGTCTGTAAGCTGAGGCGACCTGGCGTCGTGGCACACCAAATCAAGAAGTCATGCTGATACGCATGTTTTTGTAACAATCTTACACTGTACCAAATGCTGCTGCCACCTTGACCGTACGATGTGCATTCATTACCGGAATCCTGTAGACGCTGGGACCAAACATGAGGCGCAGAAGGAGCAGCAAAGCTGTCACCAAATATCCCAATCCTCAACTGATCTCTCTCCTGCCATCGCCAAGATCGCGGCTACGTGTGTATCTCTGACCATTCATGGCTTGATCCTGCTCCCAGGTTTCCATGACTACGTGCCGGCAGATGTTTTGGAACCAGAGATCCACGACGTCGGCATCAGTCTTGCCTTGATAACCGGCGCGCATGAGATTGGCCACGAACTTTTCATTCCAATCTAGCTCAAAGCTGCCTTCGTGCAGATTGTCGGGATTGATGTCCATGCTGAGTATGGCCACATAGGGTTCACCGTTTTCTGTAGCGATCTCTTTGGCAGTTTTAGTCTTGGGTGCAGGTTGCCGAGCAGCAGGTTTAGGCGGCGGTTCACGCTGCCAAAGTTTTCGGATTTTATCTAGCATGTTGTCTCCTTAGGCGCTGATCTTGTTGTTTAAAAGCCCATAAGGCTAAAAGCCTCAGACCAAATGAACAATACCATTTGAAACAAAATGCTTGATACAATAAAAGCAGTTGCTAACACAAAAGGTGCGAAAATTAAAAAAGAAAGTATATCTACCATAATCATATTACGTCCCCCATTCGTTTTTAAATAACGGTACTTGCAGTCGGTCGCTGTATCGCAGGCCGCTTTTCATGGCCAGCTCGGCCACACGACGATTGTTTAGAGCATAAACGCTTTCTACACCGCCTACAGGCATGAGATACACAGGTCCCCCAAAGCCAGCCGCACGATACTGAGCAATGGCACGTTCGGCATCCTGGAAATCTTGTTCCGTGGCGATCACGAACTTGAGATAGGTGGAGCCCACATCCTCGTAATCACAAACCACGTCGGGAAGTATGGCTTCCTCCCATGCCTCGCCACTGACAGGCAGCTTGGCACTGACACTGAAAGTAATTTCTCGACCAACTTTGTTCCAATCTTGCAAATAGTTTTTGAAATTTGAGCTCAATGGTTGCGTACCATTGGTTTCAAAAGTTATCTCCAGGAGATCCCGCATGAGCGGGTGATCCAGCAAGGCGGGATAGCTGCGCTGCCATCCTAATAAAGGTTCACCACCTGTGATCACTAGGTGTTCGTCTCGCCACTGTTTGTGTGGGAGGATGTCCGTGATAGCCTCCGCAATGCTATCCACTGTAAGAGTCGGACTAAGGTGTTTGAACCTAGTATCCCAACTAGCATAAGAGTCACAACCGGTGCTAACCAGTGGTAGTTCTCCATAAGATTTATAAAGCCCTGCATTGACGGCATGACGTTCACGTGTCTTTTCTCCTCTAGGCATACCAAAACCATCACAGGTGAAGTTGCATCCAAATGTGCGCAAGAACACACTGGGCACACCCATGTAGCGACCTTCGCCCTGGATGCTATAGAACAGTTCGCTGACTTTGATTTTGCTCATTTAGATACCTTATTAGTTCTTTGTCAGTGGGCATGACACTGTGATTGCCACGGAAAAATATTTCATAGCTATCTGATCCATACTTGCCGATGCCATACAGCATTTTAGCATCATTGCCGTCCCAGGTCAAGAAGTCTTGAGTCATTTGCCGCAGCCTGCGGTAGCGAACATTGACCATGCCCAGTCGCTCAATCACGGTCTTGACTTCAGAATCAGTAGCTGCCAAAAAATCCTGTGGCGTGGGCCAAAGAAACAGAAAGCTGGGCAGCACTGTCTTTACAGGCTTTCTGCCGGTTTGATTCAGCATGATCACAGCCACCATGTGCTGCCATGCCCGTATCCTAATGTCCTGGGCTGGCAGTTGTTGCTGCACCATGAGGTCATCACGCAGAGGTTGCATATCTCGCGCTCTTTATCATTTTCTTACCACCGCGTTTCTCAACAGCTTTGCGCACTGGTTTGGTGCGTGGTGCAGATTCGCAAGACAACTCTCCAAATTGCAAGGTGTACCTAGTGGTGGCAGTGACAAGTTCATGTCCATTGAAACTCACCACTGATTCCTGGGTTTCTTTCTCCAACCAAGACCGGAAGTCAGTGAGACTACCCCATTTGAGTCTTTTGGGCACAAAGATTTCACTTGGTGACATAGGATACCAAACTGGGCGGTGTCCAACCTTCGGGCTTGAGCACTTTGCCATCCTCGCGCTTGCGTACCTTGCCAGTGACAGGGTCAATCTTGGCGAAGTTAGTGCGCATGACTTCGTTCCAAGCACCTTCTCCATCGGCGCCCATGCTGTGGATGGCACCAATGGTCACCACCAGTATGTCAACCAGCGCGTCCAGGGCATCTACATGAGTTTCAGCTTCTTCCAGTTCTTGGAATTCTTCCTTGATTAAATCCTTGTACAATTGATATTGTGCTGCGTTGAAACCCGTGACTGTTTGGTCACAGGCTGTCATGAATTTTTCTTGATCTTCAAATACGCTCATAGATTTTTATCCTTTGGTAAATGTTTGTGCTAGATTGCTTTTTACTTGGTCCACCAGTCTTCCCAGGGAAACACCACCCAAACAGGATCTTGCACTTTGTCTATGGTGGTGGCGCTGTAGTCAACGGTGAAATCACTGTTGACATTGTCCAACAGCGTGGCAAATTTTACACTGTGATGCGAGATGGACTGCCATTTTTCAGCACCGGTCACAGACTGCCAATCACGGCTGATCCAATCCAAGGTAGCACCGCTGTCGTTGATGTCGTCTACCACCAGTATGTTCTTGCCCTCAGCAGCATCTTCTGCCAGCGCTGTGTCGCTGACTGTGATGCCGTTATCTCTCAAACAAACCTGTAAAGGATGCATGGGCACACCCAAGTAGTGGCTCATGAGCGTGGCAGGTACAGCGCCGCCGCGAGTGATACCCACCACATAGTCAGGATACCATCGGTCGAGATGCAGCTTTCTCACGATGCTTTGTACTTGTCTTTCGACATCATGCCATGAATAGTAGACTTTTTTAGAATGCAACATATTAACTCTTTATTTAATAAATATCGGTATGCAATCCATAGAATTAGCCAACCGAGTTGATCGCCCTGGATTTATGCTGGCCAGCGACAGTGTATATTTCCAAAATTGGGCTCGAACATTGTTTTTAAGTATAACACATCATGCACCATGGGCGCACGTTCACTTTCACCTATTTGACCCGTTACCTGAGGATCTGGCCTGGTGCCATGCCAGCACCGCCTCTGTGAGCTGGGAAAACACTGATCCTGCCTACACCGATACCAAGCAGGATTCGGTACTATATTGGGCAGCAGCCAGATACATGCGTGTAGTTGATATCTATGAGGACAGCACCCCTGTGATCAATCTAGATGTTGACAGCATCATGGTCAAACCTCTCAGCCAAGAACATTTCATGCAGGATCTGGCACACAGTTGGGTGCCGACTACCCCTCCCGGCAAAAGGAAAACCCTGTCGCTGTGCAGCGCTATTGGATTCGCAGCCGACAACACCAGATACACCTTGCGAGACAGGCTCATAGGCGTTTATCAAAACGATCGCCTGTCCTGGGCCTTGGACCAAAACATCTGCGATGAGTTGCTGGCACGAGGCCAGATACAGGCCATGGATCTGCGATACACCGATTTCAAATTCAAAGATGATTCCTATATCTGGACCGGCAAAGGCGAACGGGTATATAAAAATACCTTCAAGGACGCGCAGCAACCTTATTTGGCCCAACTGGGCACAAAATTGTCTAGTTGAATCTGTTGCTCTATGAGTTTCGTGATGCCATCGCGTAAATCAACTCTGGGACTCCAGCCATAGCGTTGTCTGATACGCGCATTGTCGGCGCACCACACCGGGGGAGTTGACATTTCTTCAACCAGCTCTACGGGAGCATCATGTCCGGTGATGGATCTCCATGCTTCCAATATGGACCAATTGGTGGTTTGCTGTCCAGTGCCCACATTCAGCACTTCGCCCGACGGCCAACTGCTCTGTTGCACGGTATCCACAGCATCTACGAAATCTGAAATATAGATCCAATCATGTACGCCCTGTTTCAACTGCATGGGCTGATCATAGGCAAACGCACGCCAAAGTCTAGAAAACAATCGATGCTCACGATCACCAGCGCCGTAAGGACTATAGGCACGCAGCACCACGACGTCAAGGTCCCAGGTCTTGGCCCAGGCCTGGCACAACATGCTGGCCGCTGCCTTGGTGGCGGAATACATGTCCGTGGGCATCAGTCCTGTGTTTTCTGTAGTGGCAAAATCATGATGACCATATTCAGAGCTTGAACCTATCTGTATGAATCTGGTTCGGGGAAATTTCCGGCAGTAGTTCAATATCTGTTGAACAAGATCCACGTTGGATCTATACATGTTTTCGGCATTGTTGATTTCGGCAGCACAGTTGATTATGATGTTGGGTTGCGCAATGTGCAGGCGATCCGTGATATTTTGATATCGATTGTAGTTGACCACTTCGTGCAGACCAGCGTAACGCTGCTGGATGTGGCGACCTATGAAGCCACCGTGCCCAGTGAGAAACATCTTCATGCTGGCGACAACTTGCCGTAATCGGGGTATTCCACTATGATGGAACTGCGCGAACTTTCGAGCGCGAAGTCATAGTGTTTTCTAATCTGGTGTGGTTCGCGGCACTGCAGGATGTTGATGTTTTTGCACATCAATGCAAATGCTTCGCTGAAGTCACCCTTGTGTTGATCCTGTGGATCCACCGGAGTTTCACTACCCTGAGCTACTCGTATAATAACTCTTGGATTCGATCGGCCCGCACTGAGGCTGCTGAGCTTGTCTAGGTGATTCACAATCTGATCCGTGGCACACAGCAGGAAGTTCCAGCGCGGTACCACAGTGATGGGTGTGAAGCCTGCTAGGGCCAGGCCGGTGCTGACTCCAATCTGGAAATTTTCCGCCACTGGCATTTCGATTTTGAGTGCTGGATCCACGCCCACAAGACTGTCGTAGCATCCGGTTCCGGCATAATTCACTGCCTGGCCCAGGAATATCACACCTGGCACAGTGGCCAAGTATGCCATGGTGTCGAATAATTCTTTGTTGTAGAGTTGATTGTCGGTCAAAATTGCACCCTCACTCCAGCACCTGCATGCGGCCAACGCTGATTTTGATAACGATAGTAAATCAAGTGCTGGCTTTCATACCAGGTGCAGTTCTGTGCTTGGGCCGGAAGGTACCACTTGTAATCGCCCCATACCTCGCGCGTGGGAGTAAGAACGCTGAGTTCATTGTCTTCTACTACAAAAGTAATGGGTAAATTGTGTGCCTGGCTGTATTTGTAGGCTTCGGCCCAGGCACCGGTTTCCGCGCTCATGTCTCCAGCCCAACACCACACTCGTGAATCCTGTTGCTGCAGTTTCATGGCCAGGGCCAAACCCACAGCAATACTGGGGATACCGCCCACGATGCTGCTGCAATGGAATCGATATTGCGGCAGGTTCAGTACCATGCTGCGGCCCGACAAAATTTCCGCCAACAATAGATCTCGTGGCACGCCCTTGCACAGAGCTTGATAGTGATTGCGCCAGGTACAACATACCCAGTCATTGACACAGTCTATGCGCCGGAATACTTCCAGCATCTGCGACTCGTTGCCGTGGTAAAGATGAACAGGCGCGCGGATTTCGCGATTGTTGAATCGCGCCGCGATGTCATCCTCGAATTCAATCAATTCCCGCTCAGTGATCATCAAAACTTACTCAAAAATTCTCGCGCCATTTCCCCGATATATGCAATTTGTTCCGGCGTGATCACTGGTGCAGTGCCATGGAAGAATGTATGAGTCATGACATGCGTGGCCACAGGAAAATCATCTCGTGCTCTTACCGGATCCATGAGATGGCTGTAGGCCGGCTGCAGCATGATGTTGCCGGCAAAGTAAGGACGGGTTTGTATCAGTTTGTTTTCCAAAAACTGACAAAAGTCGTTGCGCGTAAACGGAGCTGAATCGCGTATGGTCAAAGGAAATGCGAACCAACTGGGATCAGCTTTGTCTCTAGCACGTGGTAGCACGAACCAATCTTCCCAGGGTGTGTAAATCTTCATGAGCAGATCATAGTTTCTTCTACGCAGGGCATGGATCTCGGGAAGTTTCTGCAACTGAGCAAGGCCCATGGATGCCTGTAGCTCGATGGGCTTTAGGTTGTAGCCAATTTCATCATACACATACTTGTGGTCAAAGATCTCGCCTGGCATGCATGGCACCCACTCGCTGAAGCGTTTGCCACAGGTTCCGCGTTTGAGCTTGTTGGCCACAGGACCAACACAGTAGCAACCACGACCCCACTCGCGGAAGCTTCGCAATATGATCTCTTGTTGAGCATCACTGGTAGCCACGAATCCGCCTTCGCCCATAGTCATGTGGTGTGCTGGATAAAAACTGCAGCTGGCCATGAGACCAAAACTGCCCAAAGGCGCACCGTCCCATGTGCTGCCCAAGGCGTCGCAGCAATCTTCCAAGAGCACCAGGTTGTATTGCGTCACTAACTGCATGAGTCTGTCCATGTCGGGCGGGTTGCCCAACACATGCGCAAATGTTATGACCCGGATGTTAGGATCGTTTTGAAGCACACGTTCCACAGCATCCAGATCAAGATTCAATGTGTCTTGTTCGATGTCCACAAACACCGGAGTGAAGCCATTCTGCAGCGTGGGATTCAACGTGGTGGGGAATCCAGCTATGGGCATCAGTACCTTGGTACCGCGTGGGAAATTGTGTCCGCGCTTGCTGGTCAAGCTGGCCATCATCAAAAGATTGCTGCTGCTGCCGGAATTGGTCAAGATACCGTGTGTTTTGCCAAACTGTCGGGGAAAGTCTCGTTCAAATTTGATGCTGTCATTGCCCATGACCAGCCAGCCTTTTAGCAGCGCGGATACCGCTGCCACGTACTCGTCGCTGTTGTAGTAGTTACCAGCATAGTTCACAAAATCTTTGCCAGCTGTCCAGGTGCGTTGCGCCTGTTGTTGTTCGATGTAGTCTCGGACTTGATCAAGTATGTGTTGCATGTTGTATTCCTAATTTATCACAGATTTGTTGCATGATATTGATTACGGCCTCGCTGCCTCGGCTGGCATGGAAATGTAGTATATGAGCATCACCAAGGCGGCAGTTATTCCATGATTCGTGCCAGCCTATAGCTTCCTGGTCCAGACTGCGTAGTCGCATGGCCTGCCAGGCCAGTTTTGGATGGCAGCGATCCTGCTCATCAATGTCCTGACCCCAAAACATAAGATTGTGCCTGACTTGATCATAGCCCCAGTTTCCTTCAGGATGCGAATAGAGATTGGCCAAAAGTTCTTCGCCTAGATCCCAGGTTTGCTGGGACATGCTGTGGGGAAAATACTGTATGTCATCATTGAAATATTGCGGCAAGGACTCGTGTTGTCGTGGTTCGGTATAGTTAAACAGTCGGTACTGATTGAACCCCCCAAACAACACAGTTGGTTGGATCATCAAGGTATCGGCACCGGCCCACACAATATTACATGATTCTTGATGCCAAAGGTCGCGGATAGCGCGCCAATTTTGCACACAGTAATCACGATTGTTCTCTACTTCTGCGGTCAGCAATACAGGAATAAAATCGCAATGGCTAAATTTTTGCCAACTGGCCAGCATCATGTGATACATGCGACCATAGGCATGATATAGATCTTGGTTGCTTTCTAAATGCCAACCCTGGCTTATGGGCCGCACTGCTGTGACAAGATAGTTGCGCACCGTCCCATCTACCATTTGAAATGGTCGCGTTGGTGTTCTACTATCAATGCCAGCTCGTGATCAAACTTGGACTGGCACATCCAGCCTAGCAATTTGAGTTTGGTATCATCAATGCTGTATCTTACATCTTGACCTGGTCGGCTGTGTTCCACGATGTAATCAAGCCAATCGCCGCTGTATTCGGCACCGAGATATAGGGCAAGTATTTTTTCTACTACGTCTCGATTGGGTAGTTCACAATTGCCGCCAATGTTGTAGATTTCTCCAATGGCACCTTGATGAATCACGGTCATGACCGCACTCACAGTGTCAGATACGTGCAGCCAGGTTCGACGCGGACGCCCCATTTCATGGATGTCTATTTTACGACCCAAGGCCAAATGTCGTATGCTTTTTGGTATCAGCTTTTCGATGTATTGATCCACACCATAGTTGTTGGTGGGTCTTACAATGATAAAAGGTACATCGTATGTGCGAGCCCAGGCCTGGATCAGCATGTCGGCTGCGGCCTTGGTGGCGCTGTAGGGATTACTGGGCTTTAATAAGTCCGTTTCTTTATGGCTTCCAGTTTCTATGTCACCATAAACTTCATCTGTGCTGAAATGCAGCAACGTAGGCATGGTGAATCTCTTTTTGTGCATGATGAGATTTAAGAGATGATGTACACCGTTCACGTTGCTGCGCAAAAATTCATCGCTGTCCACGATGCTGTTGTCTACGTGGCTCTCTGCAGCGGTGTTGATCACCCAATCGCAGTCACTGAGACGATCTAGATCATTGATGTCCTTGTCAATAAATCGAAATGTGCTAAACCCGTTGAATTCATCAAGGCAGTGCATGTTGCTGGCATAGCCCATTTTGTCTACGCCGGTGATGTACCATCCCTGTGCCAAGAGATGGCGAGTGAGATGGCTTCCTATGAATCCCAGACAACCTGTTACATATGCAACCTTTTTCATTTTTATGAGGCCTTGTTCATTTGCGAGTGGCCTTGACCAGCAAGTGCCATCCAAGATACTGTCTCACAGCATCGCGCATCACATCAGGCATGCATTCAAACCA